AGACGAGGAGGCATCTATGATCTTACAGTTTCTTGAAAAATTAGGACGTAAAAGAGTTATTACAGACAGAGACGGAAAGGTACCTTACCTTATCCGTTATTATCTGTTTTTAAAAGAACGCAAGAACTTTCCTTTTAATATTACACTACACAAAGTTCTTGTAAGTGACGAACCTACACTACATGATCATCCATGGGGTTATGCTACACTTATTTTAAAAGGCGGTTACTGGGAACACATTCCGTTAATTAATCACACAACCGGTGGTGTTGTAGGTAGTACTAAAGTATGGCGAGGTCCTGGTCATTTTAGAATTCGAGGACCAAAAGATTTACATTGGCTGGAGTTAGCAAAAGATGAAAACGGTAATGAAATACCTTGTTGGAGTTTATTCTTCATGGGCAAAAAGAAACAAGAATGGGGCTTTATGCCTTGGCACAACGGTAACACGATTGAAGAACGTGGTTATAAGTGGGTCCACAACGAGGAGTATCTCGCAAGAGGCGCCAAAGTGGACAATTCATGATTATTACGACTATCTTGTCGGTGAAGTAGATGAGAAAGGCGTACCAATTGGAGACAAAAAGTGAATATTAAAAAGAAATATTATAGTTGGCAAGATGTAGAACGTATGTGCGTTAGCATTGTAAATCAAATGTATAAAGACAATTGGCGTCCTGATTACATTGTAGGCATTACACGTGGCGGCAATGTTCCTGCTACTATTATTTCAAATATGACTGGCATTCGTTGTGAAGCACTTAAGGTAGCACTACGTGATGACACAAGCCATTTAGAAAGCAATGCCTGGATGAGTGAAGATGCTTTTGGTTATGATGACGGTAAGATCGCAACTGGCGGCCCTACTGCTAAAAAAATTCTTATTGTAGACGATATCAACGATACTGGTTCTACGTTTAACTGGATCAAACAAGATTGGCAAGCAAGTTGCTTACCTAATGATCCTAAATGGGATAAAGTATGGGGTAATAATGTTCGGTTCGCAGTACTAACGGAAAACCTAAGCAGTGAGTTTGACGGTGTGTCATACTCTTGTGATGAAGTAAACAAGGCAGAAGAGGATGTATGGTTGGTTTATCCTTGGGAAACCGTAGGAGAATATTAATATGAGTTTAGAAGAATTTAAAAAAGAAACAGATCAACCAACTACGGTTGTAGATTATAATGGAACTCTTTTTTCTGATTATGATTATAATGTTGCTTTAGTTGTGAATACAGCAAGTGAATGTGGTTTTACAAAACAGTATAAACAATTACAAGAGCTATACGAAAAATATAAAGATTTAGGATTAGTTGTTATAGCACAACCTTCAAATCAGTTTGGTGCGCAAGAACCAGGAACAGACGATCAAATTAAACAATTTTGTTCTAGTAACTTTGGTGTTACATTTCCTATTTTGCCTAAGGCAGATGTAAAAGGAGAGAACGCTACACAGGAATTTAAAGAACTTTTTAATACTACTGGACAAAAACCGAAATGGAATTTTCACAAATATCTTATTTGTAAAAAGAATAATTCAATACATAGTATGAGTCATTTTACAAATATTGATGAAAAATTTCATGAAATTATAGAACAAAATTTATGATAACTGAACAAGAAGTAAGAGCTGAATACAGACAAATGAGGAAAAATGATCCGGCGTTTGCTGAATGTTGGCCAGATACCGATAGACAGTTTTACGAATGGTGTTCACAGTATTTAGATTACCAACACATAAAGGCTAAAGACGATGCGTGATGATTTAATGGTACAACAACAAGTAGACAACGTATGGCAACATATGGTTGGTGTTATTTGCCTTAACTTAACTAATCGTAAACAAGTTAAAGCAGTGCTACCTAAGTTCTTTGCTAAGTGGCCTACACACTCAAGTTTACTACACGCAACACGTTCAGAGATTGAAGAAGTAATTGCTCCTCTCGGTATGCGACACGTTCGAGCAGAAAGACTATATCGAATGAGCGAACAGTTTAAAGATTGGGATGGTAAAGATGCTACACAACTATACGGTATTGGTAAGTACGGTTCTGACAGTTATAGACTTTTTTATAAAAATGAAATACCTGAGAACGTAGGCGACCACGAACTTAAACGTTATATAAAGGAAGAATTACATGTCTAATAATATGATTGATCAAATGGTTACCGTACACTGTACAGACAATGACAAAGAAACTAACGGATATATCATAAACGTTAACCTTGAAAAGTCGTTAGACGTAAGTATGAATACAGTGAAAGTACATTTCATTTATGAAGCAAAACACAAACACTATGTTGGAAGAATGGCAGGTTACGAGTTTACAGTTAAAGCAAGTGACTTACCAGATGATCCTACAATTAGACCTTTTAGGAGATCACGCTAATGGATTTTAAAGATGTTCCTTGGAAAGAAGTAGTAATTGATACTAGAGACTTTGTAGTATTCAAAGACGGATTTCCTGTAACAGAAGGACATTTATTATTCGTTCCTAAAATTGAGGACTGGGACAGTCTTGCTAAATGTTATAAAGCCGCGTATGCCTGGGGCTACGATTGGGTACAAAAAGGTATTTGTGATTCTTATAACATTGGACAAAATGTAGGGGAAGAAGCAGGCCAAACTGTTATGTGGCCGCATGTACATCTTATACCAAGACGTAAAGGTGACATGGAAGATCCACGTGGCGGGGTACGTCATGTAATACCAGAAAAAGGCAACTATAGAAAAGGAGATAGTAATGGCACTAGGTAGAGAATACAATCGTGAAAACATGATTGAAGCAATTAAACAACACGCAAAAGGACACATTGCCAAACACGCAATGAATGTTGAAGTGTATCTTAAGAATGCCTCAGGTGTAGGCGAACATCCTGATATACTAGAAGCAATTGAAAAAGAACTAAACATCATTGCTGAATATCACGATCAAATTGAAGTATTAGAGAAATATTTCTAATATGGCAACTACGGTTTTTTTAGGTGATAGTCATACATGCGGGTATGATTCAATTCTAGGCAAAGTTGGTCCTGGAAGTTATTCTATTTGGAATGACAACAATTATGCCGAATTGTATGGCTTAGCCCATAATAAAAAAACTGCTATATATGCTGTTCCTGGTTCGTGTAATAGAGTATATCCGGACTGGTTAAAAAGCATGTTTGATCGTTATCCAGATGTAGACGAAGTCTTTGTTTTGCTTTCATCATGGAATAGATTTATGCTAGCCGGAAATAAAATGTTGTCACCGGAAGTTTTGCCAGTTGATCATTTTACAACCAAAGTTCAAGAAAAACACAATGGACTTGTTGACATCTATCAAGATCAATTATTCAACGGAGATCGGTTTCAGCTTTATAATAAGCCACATCAAGGAGATTTTCAAAATATTCCTAGTGTAGGATTTGATAAAGATAATGCTCTAGTTGATCCAGATATAAGAAAAGATAATTTTATGAAAGTAAAATTATTCTTTGATTTAAACACACACTTAGAACAAAGAGACTTTTTTAAAGACATATATACAATGGATAGAATGTGTGCTGATAGAGCTTGTTCTTTATTCTTTTTTAATATGACTGATAGGATGAAGTTTCCTGAATCTTTTGAATTTTATGGAAAATTAAAAACAACAGTAGTAGCACCTATGACTGTTGAGTCTTATTTTAAAAAGAAGATGATTGATCATACAAAATACTATACAAATGATAATGAACACTATAACCATACATATCACAGTTTAATTGCCGAGGATTATTTAGAATGGCTAAAGAACGACTGTTAATTGTTGGAGATAGTTTTGCTACACCATATCCTAACGACAGCAGTATTGGCTGGCCGTTGTTAGCTCGCGAACACTATAAAGTAACCAATTTAGCACAAGCAGGTGTTAGCGAATATAAAATTTTTAAACAATTAAAAAGCGTTTCTAATATAGGTCAATACGATTTTGTTGTTGTAGCACATACTAGTCCGTACAGAGTACATACTCGTAATAGCATTCATAATACAGAATTACACAAAGATTGCGATTTATTGATGTCCGATGTAGAAGCAAAGACATTCACATTAGACCCGGCAATAAGATCAGCTAAAGGTTACTTTAAATATCATTTTGATCCAGATTACTATCAAGACGTTTATAATTTAATTAGAAAAGAAATTAATAATTTAACAAGATATGTTTCTACATTACATATTGATCATTTTGATATGGCATTGCCATATGCTAAAGAAAAATATCGCCTTGACTTATCAAGTATGTGGCCTTATTATAAAGGTAGCATTAACCACTACACAGAAGAAGGAAATCAAATTGTGTTTGCTAGAATTCAAGAAAGATTAAAGGATATAGAATGTGGAAATATTGGTGTAAAGCCATAGGAAGTAAAGCATACGACGATGACAGAAAAGCAGATAATGTTGCGATTATACGCTCTGTGTGGATTCTACTACACATTATTACTTGCCTTTTTATTATTATAGGCAACGGAAGAACATTAGGGATTTGGTAAAATGACAGATTATCCAAAAAAGACTGGCGAAAATAGTTGGACTATACAAGTTCAAGAAAATAATAAAACAAAAGAACTTTTTATAGAACTTCCACCCGATGCTCTAGCACAAGTAGGATGGGATATTGGTGATGATTTAATTTGGGAAGATCTTGGAAATGGATCTTGGTCAATAGCCAAAAAAGAACTTGACAAAAACAAATAAGAAAGGTATAATATATATAATGACAATAGCAACTGATAAGAAATACTACTTCAGCGAAATCTTTCACAGTATTCAAGGTGAAGGACATTATACAGGTGTACCTACTGCTTGGATACGTTTCTTTTTGTGTAATCTACAGTGTAATGGTTTTGGACAGATTGATCCTACAAATCCAGATACTTATGAATTACCATTTGAAGATTATGATACAAGTCAAGTAAGTCGTGTTGAAGACTTACCTGTTTGGGAGAAAGGTTGCGATAGTTCTTACACATGGAGTAAGAAGTTTAAACATTTGATGGGTCAAAAGACTGCTGTCGAACTAGCACATCAAATTATTGATACTATTAAAACAGATTCAAATCCAGAAGGTTTGTTTTTACATCCTGTGACAGGACAAAGACAGCACTTCTGTGTAACAGGTGGTGAGCCTTTGATGAAGCATGGACAAGAAGCATTCATTGGTATTATGCGTGAATTTAAACGTATGAATAATATGCCAGCCAGTGTTACATTTGAAACTAATGGAACACAAGCACTAACACAAGAATTTAAAGACTATTGGAATAAAGAAGCAGATGATGAAATTGAATTGTTCTTTAGTGTATCGCCTAAACTATGGAGTGTAGCAGGTGAAAAGGCAAAGAAAGCAATCAAGCCCGAAACAGTAGAAGAATATTTTTGGTTGTCTGATAGAGGACAACTTAAATTTGTTGTAGGAAGTGAACAAGCTCAATGGGATGAGATGGAAGATGTTATCTCACAATTTAAAGCACAAGGGGTTGATTATCCTGTTTGGGTAATGCCTGTTGGTGCTAGAGAAGAAGAACAAACAGAGACAGCAGGTGCTGTTGCTAAGATGGCATTCGAACGTGGATACAACGTAGCCGCAAGGGTACACGTATACCTGTTTGGTAATGCTATCGGAACATAAGGATAAGTTATGGATTTTATTAAAAAAATGTTTAAAAAAGAAGAGACTAAAAAAGGTAATAAGTCTCCGCAAGATGAACATCGCGAACTGTTAGAGAAGCAAAAGAAAGTAGCAACTAAAAAGAAAGAACCATGGGTTGCTGTACTTGATACACAAGTAAATCCAGAAAATATTAAAAATGGATTCTTTGAGCTTGACTGGAACGAGTATTTTGTGTTAAAATTAAGACAAGAAGGTTATGGATATGACGGTGATCCAGAAGAAGAAATCGTCGATCGTTGGTTTAAAGATCTTGCTCGTAATATTTTAGAAGAACAAGGACAAGATACAAAAGCTGACGCAGGGTTTATTAACGTAACAAAAATTGATAAGGGTAAGTCAGAAGTATCATGAGCACATATATTCTAGTAGACACAGCAAATACATTTTTTCGTGCTAGGCATGTAGTTAGAGGCGATGCTGATATTAAGATTGGCATGGCATTCCATATTACACTTAATAGTATTAGAAAAGCATGGAAAGACTTTAATGGCGATCATGTTGTGTTTTGTCTAGAAGGACGCAGTTGGCGTAAAGATCATTATGAGCCTTACAAGGCTAATAGAGCTGTAGCACGTGCCGCACTTACTGAACGAGAACAAGAAGAAGATAAACTATTTTGGGAATCTTTCGATACATTCAAAGACTTTGTAAATGAAAAAACAAACTGTAGTGTTTTACAGAATTCACAATTAGAAGCAGACGATCTAATTGCTGGATGGATTCAAAGTCATCCTAATGATAATCACGTTGTTATTAGTACAGACAGTGACTTTGAACAATTAATAGCACCTAACGTGAAACAGTATAACGGTGTAAGCGAAACTACTATCACACATGAAGGATATTTTGATGCGAAAGGACAACCAGTCAAAGACAAAAAAACAGGAGAGCCTAAAAAAGCGCCAGACCCAGAATGGCTACTCTTCCAAAAGTGTATGCGAGGAGACACAAGTGACAACGTTTTCTCAGCTTATCCGGGAGTTAGAACGAAGGGATCAAAAAACAAAGTCGGACTGTTAGAAGCATTTGAAGATCGTAACAGTAAAGGCTTTAACTGGAATAATCTTATGCTACAACGCTGGACTGATCATAACGGTAAAGAACATCGTGTACTAGAAGATTACGAACGTAACAAAGAATTAATCGATCTTACAGCACAGCCTGACGAAATTAAACAAATTATGGCAACTACTATTTCAGAAACTATTGAAGAAAATAAAAACATTAGTCAAGTAGGTATTAGACTTATGAAGTTTTGTAATCTTTTTGATCTTCAAAAAATTGCTGATCAAGCACAAAGTTATGCTGAACCATTAAATGCGAGGTACCCACAATGACAATTTTAACTGCCAAGCCAATTATTGAAAATAAATTTTGGATTGTTGAACAAGATGGTGAAAAATTTGCTACTCTACGCAAAGATGAAACACGATTCGTATTAAGTAACGAAAACGGTGTTCAATTTTTTCCAAATAGGAAAAGTGTATTACAACAATTCGGTAAAGACTTTTTTGTTGTAAAAATTAAAAAAGAAGCAGACAATGCTTTGCCTAATGAAGTACATAGTTTTCCTACAAGTACTAAACCACATAATAGTATGTACGATATAAAAAAGAAATTACCTTTGTTTACAAAAAGCAAAGATTCAAAAAGTTTATATTGTGCTGGTTACTATACTATTCGTTTTGATAAAGGTTGGGTTAAAAGTTTTTGCCCTAAACTTATTACATTACAAAGATATGATTTCAAAGGTCCATTTAAAACTGAAATGGAAATGAGATCTATGCTTTCAAAGGTTTCAAAATGAGTAACTTACCAGATAGAGTTCCTAGCATTGAAAAACTAGTACAACGTATTAGAACTGCTGAAAAAGCCAATCAAAAAGAAATTAAAATCACACTTCAAGAAGGAAAAGAACTAGCATACGATTTGGCTCTAATTTCTTCTAAATTATCACAAACTATAAGCGAAATAAGCACTAAAATAAACAATCTATCAGTAGCAGAACAATCTATTGATGTCAAGATGGACGGCGGGGAGTTTTAATAAGATAAATATATGCGTAGTTAATTAAAAGGATTACGTATATGAGTAGACCAAAGCCAAAAGTCTTGTTAGAGTTTGCTAACAAAGACACATATAAAGTAGAACAGATTCTAGAAGCAGAAGCAATCTGGGCGGTGTTTTACGACGGTTCTCCTTTCAATTTAAAGAGCGGCAGTCTTGTTACAAGCTACCCTGGACCAAAGTATAAGAAAGTAAGTTTTTCAAATCCAGGTCATGCGCATAATTTGGCTAGAAAATTGAATAGAATGTTTAAAACAGAAAGTTTCGAAGTTGTAAAATTAACAAAAGGTGAAGTACTAAAAGGTGATGATCAGTAAAGATGATTACACAGCAAAATTTTTACAAGCCGCAGATATAACTCCAACAGAATCATTGATAAAAGAAAAAATTACAGAATGGTGGTATAATATCAGGGCTAAAGATTCGGGTGGATTAAGATTAACCGAAAAAGGACTTGACTTTGTTACTAATGATGCTAAACTAAAATCATACCAAGTGAAATTTCCAGGAAAGTTTACTATAACCCCACAAATTTTAATTTGGTTAGATAAATTTATCGAATCACCATATTACATAACCAAAAAGGATATTACAGTTTTTTCCGAAAGAGCCGCATTTGAACTATACTTGTTCAGCGGTGATGTTAAAAAGTTTGGATATACAAGAGCATTACGACAACGCATGATCCAGGATTAACGGATTATAAACTGCTATTATTTAAATACAACACTATGTTAGACATTTCACCATTAAGTATTTTGAAAAAGCGTAAACTAAAATGGGCGCCACCTCATTTTCATATGTTTACACTTGGATCTAATGAATGGTTGTGGGATAACTCACTCGAAGATTGGATCGAATATAAACTTAAAGGAAGATATTGTTTAATTCATAAAGAAGAATCAACAGGCACTAGAACCGCTGTTGGTTTTGAAGATGAAAAAGAGTTAACGTATTTTACGTTAGCCTGTCCATATACAAGGAGATAAAAATGACAGAAGAAACTAAAAATGTAGAGTCCGGACAAACTGCTGAAGCACCAGCTCCTGCCGAACTTACAATTAACGACTTGAATGCTATTAAAACTATTATTGATGTAGCATCAACTCGCGGTGCTTTTAGAGCAAACGAACTAGAAGCAGTAGGTAAGGTGTTTAATAAATTGAATTCTTTCTTAGAATCAGTTACACCTAAGCAACCAGAGGGTGAAAATGCGCAACAACCTGCGCAAACAGAACCAAAAACAGAACAACCTGCGCAACAACCTGCGCAATAAGGAGAAAGTTATGGCTTTAAAACATACAGGTAAAATGAAAAACAACAATGCGAAAGTACTAGTCGCATATCGTACGCTACCTGGAGAATCAGATAACGCTCTTGTTGTTGATGTTGCTCGTTTAACTGATGCGCAACACGACGAAATTATGAAAGTTGTTGAAAGCAACCAAGCACAAACAGCAAATGAACTTGCTGATGTACTTTCAAGACGCTATTTTCCAGACGGTAGACAAATGCTTATGGCACTACATACCGACGGTAGATTGAAAAAAGTAGGAACAACTGAAGTTATTATGACTCCTACTAATTCAGATACTGTTGTATTGTCTGAACTAAATCAAATGATTGCTGAACAGAAAGGAATTACAGTTGATCAATTAGCAGTTACTGAAACAGAAGAAACTGTTGCTACTGCTAAAGAAATGCCAACTGCTACTGCTGAACCAGCACCAACTGAAGTGAAGCAAGACCTAAATCAACCTTTGACTGACGAAGATCTAGCAAGATCATATCGCTCTCAAGCAGATAGATTGAGCAAAGAAGCGGCTCAGTTAAGACGTCAAGCAGAAGAACTTGTACCAACAAAGAAAAAGACTGCTAAAAAATCAGAAGTTGATGTAAGTGTCTAAAAGAAAACCTTACCGCCCGCCAGAAGATTTTATTAAACACTGGCCGGAAGTTTTCGAACACATTTATATGAATAGTATGCCGTTAAGGTATATTCACGGTGTTGAAATTAAGTTCGGTGATGGTCGTATATGGGAGGTTGACATAACTGAGCAACTACCGTTTTCTAGTGAACAAGAGGTAATTGCTAAGTTAACGTCAGCCTTAAAAGAAATATCAACCGAAGTAAAATCAATCAATTTCAACATCGACGTACAGAAATTAAAAAAAGATATAGAAGATCAAACAAAAAATATAATGAGGGACGAATGACACAAGTAAAATTAATTTCGTATTCAACAGCACCAGAAGAGGGACTTGATGATTGTCAAGAACTTATTGCTTTTTGTGCTAGGGTTTCTAATCCAAGCAACCAAATGAATAAAGAAACAAGCGAAAAACTAATTAAGTACTTGATTAAACACGCACACTGGTCTCCATTAGAAATGGTTAGTGCTTGTTTAGAAATTAATACTACACGTGATATAGCACATCAAATTGTGCGACATCGTAGTTTCAGCTTCCAAGAGTTCAGCCAACGCTATGCTGATCCAGCAGAGTTCGGCAACCAGTTTGTTTTGCGTGAAGCAAGACTACAAGATACCAAAAATAGACAAAATTCAATTGAACTAGGTATTACACAACAAGATATGAATCTAATCAACGATTGGGAATCACAGCAACAAAAAGTGATTGATGCCGCTAAAGAAGCATATGAATGGGCTATAGAAAATGGTATTGCTAAAGAACAAGCTCGTGCTGTACTACCAGAAGGTTGTACTAAGACACGGTTGTACATGAACGGTACTTTACGCAGTTGGATTCACTATATTGAATTACGTGGAGCAAACGGAACACAAAAAGAACACATGGAAATTGCCCATGCTTGTGCTGAAGTTATTTCTAAGATTTTTCCGCTGGCAAAGGAATTGAGTGGCTAATACATTTATTGTAAAATTCTGTCAACTCGGGGAACGTTTTTAAAAAATTCGTTCCTCGTCTTTTATCATGCTCATCAACAAACTTCCAAAAATCGACCCTATTTTCTAATAAACGATCTCCTGTAAATCGATTACTTTCAACCCATTTTATAACACGTTCCCATTTAGTTACATCAGTATCACTAAAGTAATTAAAGTTCCAATTTTTGGTATTTTCCTTCATAAAATCTAAACAATCGTACATAACATCCAAATGTTCATCATCCAAAATTTGTAAACTTAAATGTTCGGGCTCTAGCAAGTAAGGAGTGTCTATTGTAAAGCGATTATGCGTTAAGGTGTTATACTTACGCTTCCACTCTAATATCCGCGCTAGTAGACCCTTAAAACGGTGCACAGACATGAAATTTACGGTGATCATGAGTCCACATTGTGCGTTAGGAACAGCATTCATAAACGTATCAACGTTCTTCTCCCATAAATCCAAATTCATTCCATTTCTTATATATTCTGCTTGTTCTCCCCAGGTATCAATACTAGTAAACAGTTGTACTCTATCTATTTTTTTATGCTGTGTTAATACAGTAACTTTGTTTATAAACTTATTAAGATTTCTTTGGGGAACACACATATTGGTGTTTACGCTAAATTCTAATTTTGGATTAGGATTCTTTTCCATATAATCCATTACTTTGAATACATTACTGCTTAATAATGGTTCGCCGCCTGTTACACGCAAAGTGTGTAGTTGAGGATATATCTCTGGAAACCATTTCCAAAATGCTTCAATATAAGGATTATCTTTTTCTTTATAAATCCATTGTTCACGATTTTTATTATTAGCATGATATTGTCTTTTATTACGCTCTTGTAATAATGGATAATCTCCAAATTTATTAAATTCGTTTTCCCAGGCACTGCTAATACTAGGAGTACAATAACTACATTTCATTTGGCATTCATTACCAAAATTGACTTCGAGATACTTTGGCGCTACGTCGGCATCCCATGGCATTGATTTAATTTTATCTATTGTGCCTTTTTCTATTTCCTCAAACTCAGCACTACGAAAATGCCTATCACTTAACGAACCTGAATCTTCTAGTGCCCAGCAATAACTACATTCAGGCGGTCTCTCATCATTTAACATCATTTTACGTTGTTCTTTTTTGTATTTGCTGTTATGTAATGCGCTAGGATTTTCTTTTAGTTCTTCTAAACTAACTTTGTGCATGCTTGGATGATAGCAACTATGATTGTCACCTGTATGTAAATGTATACTTACATGGTTCCATTTAGCCGTACAGAAACCCTTTCCAATTTTGGAACATATTTTCTTATATTTTTTATTTGGATCAGGTTTCCAAAACATTTTTAGTTTCCTCAAACTTTTCTTTTAGCCAACTAAAGTTGTTTATCTGTTGTAGATCTTTATTCTTAAATCCGTATTCTCTACCAGCGATTGCCCCTAGTTTAGCATATTCAGCATTTTCAACATTATTAAATTTTTCACACCAAACGGTTAATCTATATTCGTCGTCTTTTGTATTTCTCAGTTTAACTGTTCCGCTTGATAATTTAGTACATTCTCTAAAAGCAGTACGCCAAGTATGAAAAGGAGTACTGTTAAATCTGTGTATATTTGTAACATAATTTACAGGAACAATATCAAAAGCAGTGGTCATGTCGACAGCATTATTATTTTTAAACAATCTACGATCAAACACTTTAATTCCGCCATGTCCGTATACTAAATCATTTATAGGGTTTACTGCTCTAAAAACAAAAACTTTTGATTCGTCTGTTAGTTCATTTAAAAAAGTTGTATAAGAAAAGTTTTCTAACAATTCACAATCAGCATCAAGAACAATAAATCTATTAGTTAAACTTTGTTCAGCACAATGTTTATGACTGTCATGTATTCCTTTACCAGATACAATCTTTTTTAAAGTTGGCAACTTTTCTTTTGCTTTTGAAAAGTTTTTATCAGCAAAAGGATCGTCGTATACTAAGAACCACTTGTCCATATCTGATCCTTGTTATAATAAGATTTTCCTAAGTCAATTGCCTCTTGATATAAATCAACCATATGAAGACTTTGTTCTTCGTCAAAATATGCCCAATGAAAACCAAGTTTTTCTCTCAATTCATTTCCTAACTTTTTGATTTTAAAAACAACATCGTGGCTTTCCATACCTTTAACTTCTTTGTTGTAAATTTTATCTAGTTCGCTAAAATCTCGCACATTAATATAATTCCAATCGCTGTACGACATCAATGCTCCCATTCTAGCACCAAGAATAGAAAAAACTCCGTTTTCCACATGACTTCCAACTGAACACCATATCCTTAATCTGTGTAAGTTATGCCAGTATACATCTTGTCTTATTTTATCAATTGGTGGTAAAACACCGCGCACTGTTAGCATTTTAACACCCTCTCGAAAACCTGCTCTCCATGCTTGTTGTGGCGTTTTGTTAATCACAGTAGTACTAAACGATTCAGGAAAATTTTGATATCCTTTTTCCCAACAAAAGTCAACTTGTGCTCTATCGTCTACAGCGGCTTCATGTGTTTTCATATGTTTTACAAAATTTGTATTCCAAACTTTTAATCCACCGTTGCCGTAAATTAATCCATTAATATTATTTTTTCCGCACCAACTATAACAAGTAATTTCCGGTATTTCATTAATTTCTATTTTAAGAAATACAGGATCTATTTCATTATCACCATCAACACTAACAAACCAATCTGTTTCGGCTTGTCTTGCGGCTTCTTTATGTGCATTATCACTACCTTTTACTCCGTGAATACGTTTTGCCCAAGGAACCATATTTTTCAACTTTGCCCAATTTTCTTCGGCATTAGGTTCGTCATAACTAATAAAAATAATATCAATATCTTCTATCTTCATAATATTGTGTATCCTGCGCTAGAATAGATTTTCTTATAATACAGTGAAAAATTTCCACTAAAAATATCTCTATAATCTATTTGATCAACTTCAAATACATTTGACTTATTTGTTTCACACTCAAAGTTTTGATATAAAAAATTAATATTCTTTTTTCTTGTCATCATTATATCAAACTTTCTATCTTGATCATGTTTGCCCTCAATTAGAATATGTGGCTTAGAGTTAATAGTTTTAATAGTAATGGCTAAATCTGTATTATTTTGATTATAATTTATTTCTACTAATTTATTTAAAAATACATCTTCGTCTTTTACAGACGGATATAAATCAATTAATAAAAACTCTTTACTATCTATATCAACTTTAAATTTTTTAACACTGTATTTTCCTATGGTTATATCATCAAATATACTCGATAGATCATCAGGAACAATAGCAGAATTTAATTGATTGTTCTCATGGGACATTACTTTTGTATATTCCCATATATTACCACTATCGTCATAAAAAATTTTATACATCTTTTATACCTTCTAAGAACAAACCTTTATAAACAGCCTGTATAACATCGAGCGGAAAGTCTTTCTCCGAATAATGAATTATATCGTTCTGAGCAAAATTTCCTATAGTAATATTAGCTCTGTCATCTATATAGTAACCTAGATCTTGACTAATAGATGTGATACCTACATCTTGTAATTCAGACTTTAAATGTACAAACCTTGGAAATGGAATATCTAAGTAATCAATTCCTAAAATATTAGATGCTATACTAAATGCTTCATCTGTTCCTATCTCAGGGGGATACTTTTTACTCATATATAAATTACGAAACTTTTCTTTATTTTCAGTAATTAACTGTACTAAATTAAAAAATTTTTGTGTTGTACCAGATTCTTTATTGAAATATGTAAAACCGCTATACAATATAGGCAAATCATTTTCAATATATCCAGGACGGCATTTTAAACTTGTTAATTTAGTTCCGTTATATTTTAAAACTTTATTAGTAACAAATAATCCATTTGTTTTTGTAACAAAAAAATCAATCCAATGACTAATGTCCCTAGTAAATATCATATCAACATCTAAACAAACTGTATGTTTATATGGTGTCTGTAGATTCATATAATTTCTCTGATCCCATCCTTTAAAATCATCATTAACAATGATCTTATCAAAAACAAAACTACTATCTAAGTTTCTTCTGTCTGTTATTAAACAAACGGTATCATATCCTTTAGGTTGGGTCTTTTTAATACTTGTTGCTAAAACATAGGCCATTCTATGATAAATGTTTTTTGTGTCATTATTAACAATTAAAAGGTAACCAAAATCTTTCATGATAGTTCCTTTTCAAAATCTAATATTGTCTTTTTATTAAAAAAATGAAGATCAACATTTTTAAAAACCATAGGTTGGTGATTAACTAAACAGACAAAACGCTCTCCGTCAGTATGTAATATTTCATCTGTAGTTAGTTCAAGAAAATTTATTTTAGGTAGAGAATCAGAACTGTTTAAACCTTTAACTATATGTTCAGCTATTGTAAACGCATAATCATTTCTATAGTTTGATGCTTTAAATTTATATAACTCTCTATAAAAGTTATAATTTTCTTTTATTAGTTTTGCTTGATTAAAAATAGTTTCAGCAACATAATCCTTTTTAAAATATAATGTTGTTGCCCATTTCATACTCATTCCAAGCATGGGTATTTCGTCAGTTTCATAATTGTGTAGATTATAAACTCCTTCTCCCATCAAAAAACTTTCTGTATTATTAAAATATTGATTAAGTGTATCGCTGTTTACAATGTAATCAACATCAATTACAATAGTTTCATCGTAAGGCGAAAGTCTAAAACTATCTAATCTAGAAATATTATAAAACGGTTGTATAACACTATCGATATTTCTCTTATTACTCTTATCAATATCAACAGTAATTACATTATCAAATTCTGGAAAATCAACAGGAGAGTCAGTTACAAGAGTAACACTTTTATGTAATATTTTTTTGATTCTTTTAGCACATATACGTGCTAATTTAACATAATCAATTACGCCATTGTTATGAGCAAACAATAAAAATCCTTGAGTCATTATATCTCCAAATCAAGATATCTGGCTGTACTTTTCTTTAATAATTCAAGTTCTTTAATATCATTATAATAAATGTCTATAGCAGTAAAGTATTTGTCTTGTATAGCATTATTAAAATCCTTTACACTTTTTATAAGTATTGGATTTTCGTTAGAATCAATAATAACAGTATCAGAACCTTTACCTTGTTGAAGTAGATAATTTACATATACTAGCAGATCAGTATCGACTTTAAATAAACCGCCTTCATAACCCAAAATAGAATTGGATTGGAATCTTTCTTTTGCTCGAAGTTTTTGAGAATTTAAAGTTCTTAACTTATCTGAAGTTTCGATGATTCTTTGGATAGATTCTTTATTCATACCATACCTTTAACATATACTATTAGTTATGCTAAAAATATGCTACTATAATGATTATTGGTTCTAGATTACCAGGAGTTAAGGATAGATATTGTATAGTTAACTGGTGTAGATGCTAATGTTACAGCACCAGTTGTATGTTGGAATGTTAATTCAAAATTTCTATCAATATCAACGCGGCGAGCATAAGCGTTTGTACTTGAAGTGTCTGTTAGTGTTATTTTAAATACTAGATTTTTTTGATTTACTGTTTGTTTCATCTCAACAACAACACTATGATCATCGTAAGCAGACCCGTAACCATTAATCGAAGTACCTTGAGCACTGAAAATCGTAGCATAAACACCTAAAGCATCAAATGCTCCAATTGTAGAAATTTGTCTAGGATCACTTGCTAGACCCATTGCTGTTTTGCCTCTGGCTCCGACCCATAACGGAAATACTGATTGTAATAGATCTCGCCAGTGTCTATTCAAGTTTTGAACATTATCGTTATTTGCGTTACCTACGACCGATGACGCAAGATTTAACATGTCAAGTTTAAGAAGTCCACCAGTGTTAAAGAACTGTACAAAATCATAACCGTCTGTACCAGACCATGTAATACTAAATTCTAAATCTGTGATTCCATTCCAATCGTTTGTATTAACAACGTTTGAAGGTAGCGTGGGTGAAATTAATGTGTTTTCTAAATTAATAAATTTGTAATTATCAACTGCTGTTGCCACAGTATAAAAAGGCTCATATACGCTGTGATAAATGATGTCGCCTTTTACAGGTGTTGAAATGTTTGTTGCTTCTCCGCCAGGTAAAAAGTTTCCAGGTCCTGGAGGAGCACCTGTAATATGCTGTACTACTTTTGCCATATCAACTCTTAAATTTTCAAATTGATTGGCGCTAATCATAAACTGAACAGCGTCAGCAGTATCATTGATAGCCCAAGGTGTATAACCAAATGTATTAAAGTCGACGATTATTCTTGTAGAATCTAAAACTGTTTGAACTGTAGCAAAGTTATTGGCAATAGGTTCATTGCCCCAGCTATTACTGAAATTATTAAAGTAAATTACTTCACCAACAATTAAATGATGATCGTTAGCAAAATTAATCTGTGCTTGTGCTTCTGAACTAATTTGTACAATATTTCTAGTAAAAGGATAAGGCTTACTTTGTAGCTCAGATTCTGGAAGTCCATAGCCTGTACCTTCAACATATACACCAGGAGAACCAGCAAATTCTTGTAATGGTCCTAGCTGGGCATACACAACGCTTTGCATTGCGTCCCAGTCTGAATAAAGTATAGGGTCAAATTGTGCGGCCATTTAAATTCCTCGTTATATGCGTATATTTATACTTTGAGAACACACTCAACTAATTTTTCATTTTCGTTTGAATCACTTTCCAACGCCACACCTACCATTTGATAATGTAAAAGCACCGATGAATATTTGGCAACACCGTTACCGGCAACATATAATGGTTGTCCTTTGGTTACTGGTCCAATGACTCTAACAGGAACACGTCCTTTTAAACCAATTGCTTGGCCATCAATATCACTATTCATTAAGTAAGCAGGCTCTGCTGATATAACACCAATTGGAAAACCAGTTTCGATACATGAAACTGCTTCACTATCTCCTGTTCCAACCATCATTACAGTTCCGATTGGATAATCTTCATCAGTTGTATATTTTTCTGCTAAGTCGGCGTACTGAGCAGATGTAGCAGTACCATTAAAATATCTAGCATCTACATCTCCGCCGCCACTACGTAATACAATAGTGTCAGGTGTTTTATTGACATCCAATATTTTACCGTTAACGCTTTGTGTATCTGTTGATTGGCCATCAAACAAGTCAGCAGTAATTGTTCCTGCTGAACTTCTAATTGGAATAGTAGCAAAACCTGGAGTATGTGTCTCACTTGGGTTTAAATTAATTACTTTGTTTGCGGTAACCGCTTCAGCGGCAAGTCCGTCTAGTGATCCAACAAACTGTCCTGTGAATTTTTGTGCTGTAAACTCTCTGGTTGCTTGATCGAAAATTTTAATTGTAGTAGTTGGGCTTGTTTGAGCATAAAGATCTCCGGTAACATCACCAATTACATCTCCATGTACATTACCTACAAGTTCACCTTTTAGATTTTCTGACCAAATATTTTTAAATTTGCGTGACTCGAGTCCAAGATTAACTACTCCAGTTGCTCCTGGATAGATAGTATTAAAACTATCTGTGTCTGTAGTAAATGCCTGTTCTCTACTAAATGTTAAAAAGTCAAGTTTATCAGTTGGTTGACTAGGATTACTTGAACTAATAGTAATTTTACCATTAACTTGATTTTCAAGTGCTGGGTTTTGATCACTATTAATATAAATTTTAAGTGCTTTAACTGGATTACCAACTGTAAAACCAACATCAGCAAATGATTGTTCTGTTGTAAAGCCTTCAGTTCCGTCTGTTCTAACAAAACGTGTTTGATCTAGTCCTCCAAGTTTTTCTGCGTTACTTGCTGTACCAAAAAATCTAAAACCAGCACTATCACTAATACCAGTTGTACCGTTAACGCTGTTTAGTGTAATACCTTTTTTAACTTGACGTCCTGTTTCACTAAAACCTGCTAGTGTATTATCACTGCTAAGTGTAAAATCGTCATCATTACTAAACACAGCAGTAGTAATTCCGCCAACAACAGCACGTAGAATAACATGAGAAGTATTATTTGTATCTTTTACTACTTCTGTAACAATTTGTGAAGTACCAAAACCTGGAGCACTTTGTGGTCCAATTAAAACAAAGTTAGAACCATTCCAAGCACTCAACTGATTTGTTTGGCTATCAAACCAAAGATCACCTTGTGATAGTCCAACCGGTGGACTAGCTCCTATTTCAGCTCCACTTGCTGTTCTAAATCGCTGTCCATCATAAAATTTAAGTTTTAAACTATCTGTATCAAACCAAACTTGACCTTGAATTGGTTTTTCTGGTTGTACACTATTAGAAAAACTTTCAAGTAGGTGTAAAAAGTTTTCATTTTGTACTTCACCATAGCCGCTATAGTTCCTTCCAACTAATTTAATATCAGTTGTAGTGTCAATAGTACCGTCTGCTACGCTTACTAAAAATGTTCCGTTGTATTTGTCTACTTGATATGCCATGTTTTTCCCGCTCTATACGTATTTATTCAAACGTCTTTACCGCTTCAGCTTGTGCTTTATCATCATCTACTGATACAAATGTATAAGCATCGCTGTTTGTTGAGTACGCTGTGATTTTTTCATCTAAATTAGCTTTTGCAGCATCAATAAATGCTTTCATTGCTGTAAATTCATCAGTGTTAGGCACATCAGATGCGTCTAACATTTCAATAATAATATTCAACTGCTTATGAATTGGGTATTCTTCGAGTATTTTTACATTAGTATTATATTTTAAAGTTGCTTCATTAACTAATGGTTTCTCTGTTCTGCTTTGAATCGTTCCTGTGTCGTAATCTCCATGCCAATAATCTCCATTATCGGAATCCATTTCAACTACTTTAATATTAAACTTTTCTAAGTCAACGTAAGAAGTGTCTTGATCATTTTCCATCATGGCAACAAGAACACCATTAGACTTCATAAAGATTAATTTTTTAGTTTCTATTGCCATATTATGCTCCCCATGCCAGTACTAAACTATACTTTGGCTTTTCATCTTGTCCTATTTCTGTTACTTCATGTTCTAAATCTATAGGCATATCAACAACAGCACCAGGTATTTCTTCAACTAAATGACCATCGCCATTATTATCATACCATTTAAAGTGAGGTTTATCACTTTGTAAGAATACTAATTTAAATTTCCAATAACTTCCGATTGAGTCTTTATGTCGTGGCAAGTAGTCGCCTGGATCATATCTATTAAGTGTAACACTTTCAACAAATGTTTTGTCTTCAGGAATTGTTTTCCAAATTGCGTCCATTAATTCATCTGGCATGTGTGTATGAAACATACTTTTCATATTACTTACACCATACTTTGTTTTGAATTCAAAAGCGTCTCCATCTGATCTCATTGAAAATTTGTCTGAATACTTTTCAGCAAGTTCAACTATTTCAGTTGGATTTGAACAATAATTTTCTATAAGATTAACCTGAGACATATATCCAACTATTCCCCGCTTGATTAACTTCGTAAATTAAATTATTATTTCTAGTAGGATTGTTTACAGTTGTTGTAACAGTTACACTACTAACAAAAGTTCTACCAATCCAACTACTATATCCTAAAGTACCTATTGATGAAACATTTTGACTTGTACTTGCTACATGCGCTCTTGTTCCAACTTCGAAATTACTTACTGGAGCAAGAGTATTAAGCAATGATGCTACTGATCCGTTACCCGATCCTGTTTCACTTAATCCTCTGGTATCTAAACTTAAGAAAATTGTTCTACTTCTAATTGCTGTATTAACATACTGTACAGTTGCCGCATGATCATTCAATGTAGGCTGTGCTGTGATTGTTAAATTTCCAACCATAGTATCGCCAGACTTAGAAACTTTAGTACTATCAACAACAGTTATATTTTGACTTCCGTCAAAAACAACTCCATTTATTTGTGCTGTACCTGCTAATCTTGAAGCAGTATCTGCGTTACCGTTAAATGTACCGTACCAATCTTTTGTATTACCATTGTAAGCAATACTATCATCAGTTGCGAAAATATCTCCCTTAAAGTCACCAACTACTCTATTAACGACTGTAAGTGTATCTGAATTTATATTTGTTATTGTAGCATTAGTACCAGTAAATGTTTTTGTACTTGCTTCGTAAACATAGTTGTTAGCACTATCTAAAATATTACCTTTTAGATCGCCGATTAATGTACCATTTAATTCATCAGTTAACTTGTTGGCCAATGTTAGTCCGCTATCGCTAACTACATTACCATTTAGTGTTGCGTCAACTGAATCAGCATATATTTCTCTAGAATGTATTTCTCTATATTTTTTTCCACTCGAACCAATATTATATCTTTCTGTTGTTCCAGGTAAAAATCCTACATTTGAAAATACAGCAACATCGTCGTCTGTGGTTCCTGTTTTAATTCTAACTCTTAGTGTGTTACCTAAACTGTTTTCGATTACTGCTTCGTCGCCATTATCAATAGCAATTCTCAAATCGCCATCTGTTCCAACAGTTAAACCAGCATCGTCATAAGTTGAACCACCTGGTGCTCTAAGAACAAAATTACTAATATCTAATCCAGTAAATCTTTTTGTATCTCCAGCAGTACCCCAAAAACGATGATCACCTGTGGTAACGCCGTCTGTACCTGTATTAACTAATGTAATACCTTTTTTAATGTTTGTAAATCCTGGAATACTTTCGATAGTACCGATTATAAAATCATCATCCGAAATTATACCAACTACTGTGTTATCAATTACAAGTTTTACAATAGCATGAGCAATGTTACTATCATCTCTAATTAGCGTCGAAGTTAGTTTGGTTTCATCAAAACCTTCTGCTCTTTCTGGACCAATAAGTTCAAAGTCTGTTCCATTCCAAACACTAATTTGTCCAGAAGCATTATCATACCAAAGATTACCTAAATCTTTACTTTGTAATCCAGTAGGTGGAGTTGAACTCGAATCAAGGATAGATAAACTACGCCATTGATTATCGCTACTTCTAAACTTAATTTTATTATTTAGATCATCATACCATAACTGTCCAGGAATGCTTTTGCGAGGTTGTGTATCTCCTCTAAAACTTTCAAGTAGGTGTAAGAAGTTTTCGTTTAGAATTTCGCCATATCCAGCATAATTTTTACCTACAAATCTTAAATCAGTTGCTGATGTTTCAACTGTTTGATCAGGTACTGTTGTTTGTAGTACACCGTTGTATCTGTTTACGTTATATGGCATCCTTCGCTCCGTTACCTAATTGCCCTAGCGGCATTTTCTCTTTCTTGTTCTAATGCTAGATATTCATCTTCAGTCAAACTGGTTTCAATACCTAGTGCTTTTTCTCTTGTATGTCTAAGTACCTTCCAATCAGTACTTGATAAAAATTCTTTATGTTCGATATTTGCTTTAGCATCTGCTTCTTCTTGTAGCTCAGACGCAGGTCTCAAAATAACTGATTTGGTAGCAACATCAAAGTAATATTTTCCGCCTTCAATAAGATCCATTTTTTCTTGTGTGATTTCAACCACTTCAATACTGCTAGGCACATTTGGCCTGTAATTTAATATTGATGTTACTTCACTATTTTCTAAACAAACGTAATGCATGTTAACTCCAAATTGCCAACCAGTTTGCGGCTGGGGTGCTTCTCTGTTCTGTGTTCTGTACGTAAACTCTAATTCTATCTCCTAGATTAGACCAAATACATCTTAAACTATCGTTACCATCAACTCCGCCAGCATAATGAATTATAGCAATACTAGGTATAAATGCTATTAGATTTGCCATTGTCTTGCCTGACGGTGGAAACACATCAAAATTATTTCTACTGCTATTGAAACTTCCTACTTGATTTGTAAAACCACTTGTGCTATACTGTGTATTACCATAGGTAATTGTATAAGCAGGAGGAAGTTGAGCTAGTACGCTTTGTTCAGTTGCTAAATCTCTAGCATCTACATATTGTTTTGTTGCGGCTTGTAAACTTTGTGTAGGATCTTGATGTAACATTAAAGTTCCACTTAATGTTCCTCCACTAAGCGGTAACTTAGTTAAATCTTGAATTGTAATTGGACCACTGCCGTCAAATGGTACATTATTAATTGTAGTAGGAGCAGTTAATTTATTTGCTGTACTTGCGTTACCATTAAATGTTCCGTTAAATGTTTTTGTAACTTCATCGTAAGCAACACTAGTATCAGTGTTCTGTATACTACCTACCAATGTACCTGTTACATTACCTGTAACAAAACCTGTTACATTACCCGAAACATTACCTGTTACATTACCAACTACTGGTCCTGTGTGCGTTCCTGTTACATTACCTGTTACATTACCAACTACTGGACCATTATGTGTTCCTGTACTATTACCATTTAAATCTGCTGTAACTGTATTGGCTCTAAAATTCCCTGCGCTATCTCTAGCAACAACAGTATCGCTTACATCATTTGACGTAGCATTTACTTGCCAAGTAGTTTGATTAGATCCATCAAAACTATTTCCTGTTAAGAAATTTCCAGCAATTATTTGATTTGTTGTGTTTGCTGTTACAGTAATATTAGCGGAACCGTCAAATGCCACGCCGTTAATATTTCTTGGTGTTGCTAATACATCGGCACTATCTGCGTTACCATGTAAAATACCATTAATATATGTTGCTGAATTTAAATTAATACCGGCATCTAAAGTTGTAAATCCTGGAATGTTGTTAACTGTAAACGGACTATCTGCTATAATAGCAACAGTAGCACCATTAACAGTTACTCTAATTACAGGATGATCAGTTCCTTGATCGTCAGTTATAGAACGGCTTAAATTTCTTGTTACTCCAGCAAACCCTTGTACATCTTCTGGACCAACAAATGAGAACTGATTACCATCATATACATGAAAGTTTTTGTTAGTATCATCAAACCATGTATCTCCTTTTGATGGACTTGTTGGAACCGTTGACGAAACTTCTGTTCCACCAACCAACAACCAATTAGTACCGCTGTATACTTTAATTCTATCAACATTAGCATCATACCAAAGTTGTCCTTTTATTGACTTCGGCGGTGCGCCAACGCCAGCAAAATTTTCAAGCATCCAAAGGAAATTTTCGTTTTGAATTTCACCATATCCAGCAAAATTTTTACCAACAAGACCTATACTTGTTGTTGAGTCTAAAGTACCATCTTGTAGTACTACTAATTGATCTCCGTTAAATTTGTTTATCTGGTATGGCATGTTTTTTCTTCCATTATATCATATTTACCGTATTATGGCCTTATAAAGTTTACTAGTCCTGTTAAAGGATCAGTTGGATTAGTTTGATCTTCAACTAATCCACCACTAGGAGCAACTACCCAAGCAGTTTTTCCTGTGTTTAATTCATATGTTGTTATACCTCTAATAGGATACAATCTTGGAGGTCTTTTAGCACCGATTGTATCAGCATCTACTTCTCTAATAACACCAAAAGTTCCAGTAGGTCCGCTTGGTGTTTCGCTACCTTCAACGTCATAAAGTGCAGTAGTTGTTAGTGTAGGTGTTACTGAATCGATATTACTTAACACATATCTAATAGTGCTAATCCTAATTGTAGTGCCAGCTTCATATTCTGCTGGAGGACAAATTCTTAAAAGTTCAGTAGCAATTTCATTTGCTGTCATTGGGTTTTCTTCGTTTGGATAATAACCTGTAATATCCATTGTTAACGGAATAGATCTTTTTCTTACATAATTTGTTACATAGGCTTTGTTTGTTACTTCTGATCTTTCAGTTGAACTTAAATTATCATATGCTTCTGCTGTTTGATTAATATTAGTTTGATTAGTTGTTGTTACACCTGTAATTTTAGGTGAAGTTCCTACCAATACTAAATTTCCTCTAGGTTCAATTTTTATATCTGTTGGATTAGCAGGATCTCCGTCGGAGTAAGGCACAGTAACACCGTTGTTTGATATAACATTATCATTAATAGTAATGTTATCAGCATTAAGATTAATTTGCGGTCCAAAAGATGTTAGTCCCGGAGCACTAGTTACTGCCGCGGCTAATTCAACTCCAGCACCTGTATCATATAAAACATTAGAGCCATTAATTTGGTAACCTTTTGTAGATGGAACATTGATATTTTCTGAGAAGTTCCAAGTGTCAGTGGCATTGTTCCATATAATAGTATGGTCTGTATTTCCCTTTAGTGATATGCCGCCGCCGTCTGCTAGTAAATCAGTTGGTGATCCGCTACTTGGTACTGCTAGTTCAATAAGTTTGTCTTCAACTTGTACATTCTGTGATTGAATTTCTAACACACTACCTGCTACAGTAAAGTCTCCTTGTACAACTAAATCGCCGCCAATTTCAACTAAACTGTTTGGTACTCCATCATTAATTTTAACTGTGTTCTTTCCAGCTTCTGTTTGATCATTAGGAGTAAGACTAATAAATTCTACGTTTCCTCCGTTCTTTCTTCCTCGGAATGTAATTTTTTGATTGTTGGTTGTGTTTAATAAAAATAAGTCGCCAGCGCCTTCTGAACCTAGTTGTCCATTAGTTGCTTCTCCAAATCTTAAACCACCAGCAGTTTGTATTGTAACTGTTTCAGTAAATACATTTGCCTGATTTTTCTTAGCAAAAATATCAGCACTTAAACCACCTAGTGCTTCTGCGTTAGAAGCAATTCCTAAAAATTTATGTGTTTGTTTAATTGGATTATAACCAATTCTAACTGTACTTTGATCAAAGTTTGGAATAGCAATACGTGGTGAAAATTCTTGTTTACTGTAAAATCCAACTCTATCTCCGCCAACATAAACTGTAGAGATAGTTCTTGTATTTCCGTTTGAATCTTCAATGTCTTCTACTACAACACCGCTTACACCTTGTGAAATTTTATAATCAGGTCCAATTAGATAATCTGCTGTTCCATCAAAAAAGTATAATTGTCTATTTACAATATTAAACCAAAAATCACCTGAACTAATATCTAAAGGTCTTTCAGATGCTAGTGCTGATGTTCCAACTGCTTTCCATTCAGTTCCTGAATAAACTTTAATTCTATTTTCTGTTACGTCAAACCAAAGTTGACCTGTTAGTGGAGCATTTGGCTGAGAATCACCGGCAAAATTCTCAAGCATTTTAACAAGGTTTTCGTTGATATATTCACCATATCCACTAAAGTTTTTTCCAACCAGTGTAATATCAGTTGATGCTTGATCTATTTGTCCGTCGGATACTGTTGCTATTGCTGTTCCGTCTGTTCTGTTAATTGTATATGCCATTTATACTTTGCTCCGTTATACTAGTGGAAGTCCACTTCTAATAATATAGTTCAATGTAATATAAGGGTTCATTACACCAAATGGTCTTCCTACTAATGAATCTGCCTGTCCAGGTGTTCGTTTATTTTCGTTAGCAATTCTAACTAAACCACTAGACGCCATTTTTTGGCCTCCGTTAGTAACTGTTCCTGATTTAATTCTTGTATTTGATACGCCAGTACCACCAATTTGTGTTGTTGGGGCAAAATCATTTGGTGCTGTTGAAACTTCGTTTATAGCATAGAATTGAGATCCACTAACTGTATTAGTACCAGTGCGACCTTTCATATCGTGATCGTGATCTGGAATATTAAACTGTTCAATTACATAAGCATCATCGCCGCTATAAGCACCTAATAAACTTGCTTCAGCTTGATCAACTCTTGCTGTTGTTAAATCTTGAATAGCATCGTACTGTCCAGTTGGATGAGGAATTTTTGCTCCGCTATTCATATTTTGTTTACCTAGTGGAAAACGTCCTCTTAAATCTGGAACTCTAAAGGATGGTTGAATTGTACTATCAATAGTTGACTGTAAACTTCCTTTACTAGCAACATCATTATAAGTGTCACCAATTACACTGTATAAATCTCTAAATCTATACTGTTCGTATTCTGTTCCATCACAAAGTAGATATCCCTCTGGAACATCTGTTTCTGCTCCAGCATAAGGAAATATTGATCCAATTGGAACACTAGCATCACCTAAAAATACTTCACGTGTTGCTTTTCTTAATCCCGCTGTTCTGCTGTAAAATAAAATCTCATCATTTAAACTAACACTACCTGAACTTGGTTTAGTTGAAATAATGTCCGATGTAAGTTCTGTTTGAAATGTTTTGTTTAGGTTTCCTGTACCATTGAATGATACAACGTTTGATGATACATCACCTTCTAGTTTAAAATTTGTTGCGGATTTTAATGATGTTGCTGAGTTAGAGTTACCATCAATGTCACCGCTTAGTGTTCCTTCAACTGTGTTAGCAATAACTTTGTTAGCATAAATTGTACTGTACTTGTTATTTGCTTCGCCGATTGTTTCTGAACTTGTTAATGGTCTAATAGATTTAGTAACAAGTGCTCCAGAATTCATTGTTAGATCGCCACCTACATTGATGTCCTTTCCAACACTAAGACCACCTTCTGTTCTAATACTACCGTTTTGTAAATTTGTACTTTGTGTTTCTGAAGTTACAATAAGATCGCCTGTAGATTTAACAGTACCTACTATGTCTAAAGTTTCACTTGGATTAAGATTATTAATACCTATTTTAGTTTCAATAACTCTTAGTACTGTAGACGGAACACCAAAAGATCCTGTTCTACTTGATTGTAAATCAATACTTGCTCCAGGTGTACTATTATAAACAACAGCGTTTGCGTTTTGTACACGCAAGTTCATATTACCGTTAGTACCTACAAATAATCCAGCATCGTCTCTAACATTAAGTTGTTTTTGAATTGTACCAATAACATCTGTTCTAATAAAACTTGTCGACGGAATAACATCTGTTCCTACAACTAATCCATCTGCGGCTGAAGCCGTTCCAATTAATTTTGGTGTTACTGCTTCCTCAGAAATATCAGTTCTTGTTGTAATATTAATACCTGCTTCAATACTATTGAAACCTTGAATAACAACTTTAGGTGTAAAACTGTCTTTTGAAATAATAGTAACTGGAATATCTTGAGAGTAAAATATAATAACTGTTCTTGAAACGTTATCAATATCAAATAAGTTTTCTACTAACGGTCCAGACTTGGTACCTTCACTAAACTGTGGACCGACAAGTACCCATGTTACACCAGACCATAGATATAATTGCTGTGTTGATGTGTTGACCCATAAGTCACCAATTGCCGCGCCTTGCGGCTCATCAACGCCTGTTCTAATATTAGAAGTAGTTTTCCAACTAATTCCATCAAATACAAAAAGTTTATTTTCTAGGCTATTAAACCATAACTGACCAATTACTGCTTGAGAATCACTAGGTGCTACATCACTAGCAAAATTTTCTAGTAGATGTAAAAAGTTTTCAGCAATAATCTTACCATAACCTGTTTGATTTCTGCCAGGTATAGTTACACTTGTATCGACATTTGATGTATTATCAAATACTTCTAAAGGTTCTGGATGGAGTGTATCATCTGTAAAAAAAACTTTATACGACATTATTATACCTCAGTAAATCCAGTTAGACTCTGTATTCTAACTGTGTAATCAATTTGTATCAATCTGTTCAATGATTTTTGAACAGGGTGAAATACAACATGTGTTAACAACTTTCCTGTTGATGCTTTTAAACCAAGTTCATCGAATACATATTCACCATCCATATCTACTGAATTATCAAATGCTTCTTGGCCTTCTGGCTCACCATAATCTAACAAACAACTAACAACAACATCACTATATGTTGCTCCAGTTACATGACGGACTTCCATTTTATTTCTAGTGTTGTCTGTATTAGTGGCAGAATTTTGATCGACAACCTTAGTATATGTTTGATTGTACAAACTACTGTCTGTACCGTTTGTATTTGGTGTGAGATATGTAATAAGCCCTGTTGGATCAACAACCGTTCCTCCATTACCAAAGCTCATTTCTGATATCCAACCAACTCCTTGGTTTGATAAACTTTGTGCCATTGCTACACTGATGTTTTCATAGTGAATAGCATTACGTTTATCAACGTAAACTTCTTTAGTTTCAGGGTCAAAAATCTTAATATGCCCTTCAATATGAAACCCACTTTGTTCGTCAGGTTTCTTATTATCTGTTTGATTTTGTGTGTTTTCTGCCATATCCGTCTCTTCGAGTTTGTTATCTCTCATTGTATTTATTCAGGTAATTCTGTGCTACTATTTTGTAAGAATCTAGCTACTGGTGATGTTGCTTCACTTAATGAAACTCCATTAGATACAGTAGTATCTCCTCTATCGTGCCAAGTTCTACCTGTTCTCCTAATTATTGTAATGCGTGTTCCTGGATCTACAGGATCAGTAAGCCTTACATATTCATTTATGCCATCTACGCTAAATTCAGCATCGTACTGAACATCGCCGTCTGGACTATATGCCGCTTTTGTAGCATCATATAATTTAAATGCGTCTTTCCTTAATCTACGTCCGCCAACAAACACTTCAATATTATCACAACGTCCGTACCCATCTGGGATACTTGTATTAGTAACATCAAAATCAGCACCTTTAACTGGAACATAGTCTAAAGGTCCAACTAGTAAACTTGAACCATCCGATACAAAATCAACCTTATCCTGTTCATCATTATACGGAATTTGTTCAGTATAACTTGTATCAATAACTATTGTGCCTTTTTCGTGTACTGTTCTAATACTTGTACCATATACACCTCGTCTAATATTCTGTAATTCATTTCCTGACTTAGTTAGATACTGTATTTTTTCGCCATTTATTGTTACAATTCCAGGTTGACCTGTTGCCGGAACTGGTAACTTAGAAGCATCTGTTAACTTGACAACAGTATCATAATAGTTTAAATTTTCAGCAAGTTCAACATTTATCAATTGATATCTATGATAACTGTTTCTGTTTAATACATCTCTAGAAATTTCATAACTAATAGGATTATTGTAAATTTTATTACTATATGTTAACGTTTCAATAATATCAGTTTCTAAAGTGCTATTTTTTAGATAAACTGCGTTATTTGCGCCGCCTACATAAAAATCAATATTTGGTGTTAGTCTAACACCGTTTTTATAAACCCAAACATTAGAAATATTATTAATACTTCTTTGTAATTTATAACTGTTTTGATTTCCAGTATAAACATCTCTTACAATATCAACTTCAGTGTATCTAGTAAACCATGTTACATCAATATAGTCGCCTGCTTGAATTACATAAAGTGGCGAAAATACAATATTTCCATTTACTATTTCATAGTTGGAATCTTTTAAGTTTTCAACTTGTACAATATCACCTTTGTTAGCATCAACAATTAATGTTATAGAATTATTAGCACCATCAAAATTATAATCTAATGCGTCACGTAGAGGTTCACCATTTAAGAAAACCTTTATCTGTGTTGGAACTATTGTACCCGATCCAATTACAGGATCATCGTTGAGATTAATAGTATCATTATCCTGATATACATAATAAGTGCTATCAACCGATCTTAGTAGAGAGCCGTTATATTCTACAATAATATTTGAATCATCTCTAGAACCTAAAGTTTCAAAGAATTGGATTGGATATGTTTTAGTACCCGGTGTTAAAGTAATTCTTTCTTCGTTTATTCTTACAATACTTTCTGCTTGGCCGCTTTCTTCCGAAAGTACAACAATTTGAATTAATGAATTTGTCTTAGGTGGTTTACCAAATTCTACAAGAGTATTGTCTGTTTGGTTAACTACACCATTACTATTAACAAATCCAACATTAGTTGCTACACCATCAATGGTAGCAAACACTTTTCCTGTAGATTCAAACGGAGCACCTGTTAAGAAGTAACGTGTTTGTCCATCTCCGTTATATTCTCTAACATCAAGCAACTCAACGCCACCTACTCCTAGTGAAAATACTTCAATTATATCTGTATTGTTTGGAGCAGTAATAAATCTAATTTGATTATTATTATAATCAATAGTGTAATCTACATCAATTTCTTGTTTTGTTTTATTAACAAAAACTAGCAAGTTAGAATTTTCAAGGATATGTTGATCAATCTTATAAACAGTTTCTGTACCGTCAGCAGTATAAATTCTAGAAAGTACAGACGGTGCTCCAAATCTATCTGTATGGAATACTCTAATGCTTAAACTTTCTAGTACCTGTCCTGGAACATTTTCTTCTGGTGCTGGAACTTGTTCCGGACTAATAAACTTCTCACCGTCAATAACAATTTCTTCAGGCAAAATACCTGTTGCTGTTGAATAAGGAGTAGCACCTAAAAGTGTTCCACCGCTTACTTCGGCATCTAGATAGTTTGCTGATTGTATATCAAGAGATCCGTCACTTTCAACAGGACGGAAAATTAAAACGTCTCCGTCGTTGACATAAATTCCTTCATCCGGAATAGGAATTGTAATTACGTTTGTGCTTCCATCACCAACAAACGATGTCATAATAGCATCATCGTTGGTTTGGTTTGACGTACCGTAATTTGGATCGTCTAATCTTGTTGTTTTTGTTTCACCTTTACGTCTAATATAGATATTGTAAATTTTTCCTGACTCAGGAACTTCAGGTAATACAAATTCATGGGTACTATCATCTGCGGCAATGTAAAAATCTTTACTGTTGCTTTCAGCAGTATCCCAACCTTCTGTAAACCACGGTAAAGCGTCCCATCCTGCGCCAACATCAAATGTAGCACCTTGAACAATTACACCGCCATAATCCATACCAGTAACTAACTGTGAATAATCTGTAGTAATTTCACTGCCATCATCTGGAATAGTTTTATCAATACCAAGCATTCCGTCAGTTGGTTTATAGTATTTGTCAATTCTGTTTAAACTATCTAGTATTTCATCATTCTTTTCATACTTAATAGTAATGACTGAACCGTCTGGTGCGGCTGTTAACAGTGTTAATCTTCCTTTTAATACTGTTATGTCATTAATAACTTTAGTATAAAGTGTAATATTGTAATCACTAACAAACTGTTGTTGTGAATCAACAAAAACTGTGATAGCACTCTTGTCAAGTGTGCTAGGATATTTAAGATCAAACGTTGTTAGTCTACCAGTTCCTGTAAATGTTTCAGTTTCAATAAACCTTTCGTTAGAACTATATGATTTAAATGTTGGTGTTTTACTATATCTATCAAATTTAATTGTATTATGGAACAATCTTGCCTTGCTGTTTCCTATTCTAGCAACAGCTTTAGCACTAAACTGTGTTTGCGTTCCAACACCGCCAACAATTTCAACAGTAGGAACACTAGTATAGCCACTTCCAAAGTCTGTTAAAACAATTTTAGTAACTTTTCTATTAGAAATATATGCTTTTGCTTTTGCGCCTGTTCCGCCGCCGCCTGAAATAATAACTTGAGGGACACTTGAATATGTGCTACCTTGATCTGTAAGTATAATATCTGTTACTTCAAATTTGTAATTGTTAAACCATTCGTTCCATGGTTTCAAATCAATTTGAGTATCACCAAGTTTTACAGGGTTAATAGTATTAGTATCAATATTGTAATATGGAGGTAGATCAAAATCTGATACATTTGAATTTGTATCTTCTATATTTTGATATCTACTTGTAAAGTTTCTAATTTTAGTTCTGTACGGTTTTACTTCTTCAATATATGCTTGATATGCCGCTAGATTATCGCTACGGAAGTTAAGTTTTTGTTTTAAGTAACCAACATTATGAATAGCGTTCAAGAAACTTGTCTTAAATGCCCAGTCAACATATAATTGTTCACTGAATACATAATGTATATTAACAAAAAACAATTTATTCCAATAACCGTCTAACTCATCAATAAACACATTATACTTCATAGCGTTTAGAATGTTTCTAAACTCTTTAGCCGCACTAGTATCATATCTATTGCTGTCATATGTTTGTGTTTTGTCATAACCAACAGATTCAGTTTCGGTATTGTAAAACTTATTAATAATTCTAAGGGTTCCGTTTTCTCTACCAACAAGATTAAATTTTCCTTTAATCTTTGGATCTTTATCAGTACGTTGAAGTACTGCCCAACCACCTGAACCAAAATCATCAAGTCTTAATAATTCGCCTTCATCTAGTGTTACTTCATTTTCTGCGTATAAACCAGGCAATGTTTCTTTGATTCTACTATCTTCCGAAAAGCCTTCTGACCACCAATCAATAGTTTCCCAATATTTTGTAGTATCAAATTCTTGTGTAGCCACTCTTGAGAATTGTTGCTCTCTAACACTCCAAGCATAGATGCTCCAAAAGCCGTCTACAGTACTATCAGATTGTACTAGCACACTATAAGGTCTAACAATAGCATTCGCTGTTAAATATTTCTTACCGTTATTAGTAACTGTTACACTTGTAATTCTACCAAAACTATCAATTGTTGCTTCAGCTGTGGCTCCTTCACCTGTACCTGTAATGGTAATTAATGGAGCTCTTCTATATCCGAAGCCTGGATCATCAATTTCAATGGTATTAACATGACCGTTGATAACATTTACTGAAAGTTTAGCATCTTTAATAGTTGATGTTGTTTGGAATCTTAATTCAGCTTCTGTATTAATTTTTACATCGTAAAGATTTTTAACTTCACTAGGTTCTTTATCAATCATGTTTAAGAATTCATAATCGATTTCATCTGCTAGTGGTAATGTATATAATGCTTCGTTAATAAAATCTATTGTTTGTTCAACTGCTTTATTTCTATTAACAAATATGGTTTGTCTCGGACGACTTGCTGTACCATATTTGTTTTTGTCTGATAAATTAGGATCAGGAATTTGATTTCCAAGAATATCACTTCCTACAAGACTGTCAATCCACTTTCTTTCAAGATCATTATTTGGATCTTGTTTACTTTCTTCTGTAGCAAGAACATATTCGTTATGAATTAGATTAACGTCTTGACTATTTTTATAGAACTGTATGTTAACACTAAATTCATCGTAATCTAATAAGCTCTTGAGGTTGCTTATTGTAAGTTTGTCGTTGTCTACAATGTAAGCAAAAGGAACACCAGCATTTTCTGGATTCGAAATATAATCAGAAACTTGACTTGCGGCTAGTGTTTTAGGACTATTAATTTCAATATCTTGTTTATCCTTAACCCAGAAATAAAAACGTGTCTCTGAAATATTTCCGCTAATTGGATCAACCTTTTCTTTTATACTAAAAACACTATCGTCTGGATGTAACGGAGTTCCTGTAATTGTTGGATCATCTGAATTTGTTAAACTAGCATATTGACTTGGTCTTAGTGTTGATTCGACCCATTGATAAACATCAATTGAACTACCTTGTGCTGTACTATTCCAATTTCCGTTCCTAAATACTACATCAGATTGTTCATAAACAAGATATTTTACTTTTGATGTATCCCACCAAATTTTTCCGACCTGCTTATCTGTCCAATGTTGTGATTCATCTTTAGTTGTTAATTCTTCATTATTAGATTCTGTATAAACAGCAGGATCAAATGGTGTTTTAAAATCAATATTTTGTTCTACAATACCAAGTATCTTTCCTTTATAAGAATCAACAACATCTATGTCAGCAATTTTTGTATAAGTTTCTTTTTCATATGCCGCAAGATTTCTAATTTTAGAAACATCAACTTGATTAGTTTGATTTCTAATAACAGTCCATGGTTGAATACCTTCTTGTTTTTCGTACTTTTGTATTCTACCAATAACTACTTCGCTGAATGCTGGATCTGCTGATAGATATTTTGGAGAACCTACGATAATAGTATTGTTACTTGTAGCAATTGAACGGCCAAAATCTTCATTAAAACTTAAATCATCTTCAAAAATTTCACCGAGAACCCACTTACCACCGTATTCGTTAAACACAAATACCTTACCTGTTGTTCCTAATGGATCAGCAAAGCCGGTTATTTCTCTATCAAACTTAGTTTGATCAGTATCAAATGTAGTTGTTTCAAATGTTTGAGCACCTTCTGCTGAAACTGCTAAAGTTTTGCCATCAGGAGAAACACTTATATTCGATCCAAATCTTTCATCAAAGTCATTTGTGTTTGATTGAATTTTTTGATTTAGTACAAATTTATTCTGACTCCAGTTGAATACAAAAACCGATCCTTGATCTCTTTCATTTTTGTCTTCGTTTGGAGCGCCAACAAATAATGTATTCCCGTCCGCTGATAATGTTACTTTGTATCCAAACACATCACCAGGATTTAAACTTGAAACGTCATTCTTGTTAATTTGTTGAACAAATTCATAAACTTTGTTAGCATTTTTCTTGTATACAAATACTACGCCTGTTCTTGGCATTCCTGTATTTTGTACAACAACCCATTTATTATCTACTTCAGGAGCATCATCAATGCTTGTTAAACTCGAATCACTATCAAGTTCATAGTATTTGTTATTTCTTCTTACAACATCGCCTTGGACATAGGTTTCAGTTGCTCTCCATACACCTCTATAACTTTCAAAATTAGATGTATCAGCATAAGGAGCACTAGATACTAATACGTTTCCGTCATCTGTCATTGATATACTGGATCCGAACTTATCTCCAATATCAATATTTTCAACTTGCTCGTCAGCTGTTCCTTGTTCAAATGACGATCCGTCATCAACATAAGCATAAACATTAGGAACAATATCTCTGTTAACAGTATTTGTTTCGTCCCAGGAATCACTAATATCTGGAGTTGTTACTCCATCAGCTGTAAAGAATTCATTTGCTTTATAATAACCGCTACCATACCAAACAATACTTCCGCTAACATAACTTCTATTGATATCAAATAATCCTACAAAAGAAGTATCTTGTAGCAATGTCCATTTATATCCGTTGTATGTGTAAAGATAAACTTTACCTCTGTCATCGCGGCTACCTGGAGCAGAAACTGCCATGTAGTAACTTTCGTCAACAGCACCAATACTAGTTCCAAGTATTTTAATTTGGTCTCCGATAACGTATCCAGAGCCTGCTACACTAATTGTAGTGTTATATGCTCCATCTTTTCTTTCAACGTTAAAGATTGCGCCGGTTCCTGGATTTGATACATCTTCCGGACTAACGTCTAAGAATGTTCCTGATCCACTAGCAGGAGTTCCTGTAAATTCAATACCTATTGCCGCTGTTCCTGTATAAGAGAAGAATTGAATTTCACCTTCTCTTTTAGTTGGGAAAGGTCCTACTTGTCCGTCGTCAGTAACTTGATTTACTCTAATTGTAATATCATTTTCAGGTGATAAACCGCCTACTGTATTTCCAGGGATTACTATAACAGTTCCTGTAGTATACGTAATTAAATTTCCGCTGTTGTCTTTTTCGTCCCAATCGACCCAGTTACCTGTTCCAAAATTAGGATCGTTAGTATCATCTATATATCTTACATTAAATGGGAATCCAGAAACTCTTTCCCAAAACTCAGGTGATCTATCAGGAAATATAGTTTCGTAAGAACTATAAGCAGTTGCATCTGTGCCAGGTGTGACATTTGTTACTGTTTTTAATACATTCCAATATTGAGAACTATTAGCAGGAAACTTAACTACATCACCTTCATAATATGTTGATGTACTATTCCATACACCTTTATCAATATTTGTATCTTTGATACAAGCATAGAAGAAATTATTGAATCTTACAATACTTCTTTGCTTATATCCATTACCTGGTTGTACTTTTACTGCTCCGTCCTGTCTAAGTCTTACATTATAAACATCTTTGTTTTTAGTAACAGTAAACAATGCTGTTTCAGATACTGGAGTACTAACAATTCCTGTAATATTATTAAATGTATCAGCACCTAAAATTGAACCATTTTCGTCAACGGCTTTAACAACAATTACAATATCGTTATTAGATGTACCTGATGCTGGTTGCCCGCCTACTCTAGTTCCTTGAATGTATAATCTATCTCCAACAGTGTATCCTGATCCTCCAGTTCTTACACTAACATCATATGTTGGTATACCTGTTGATCTTGTAATATCAAATGTAGCATTAATACCAGAACTACTAACATCAATGCCGCTAACATTTTCAAATAGAGCATCATTTAAACCACTTGTTCCGTCTGACTTAACAGAAATAATTCCACCAACAGCATCAATTTCATTTACAGTTAGTGTTACATCGCCGCTGGTTCCTTCAATACCTTCTAGTTTTCCTATTGAAACAGAAGCGCCAAAATTTTCACCATGTGCTTGTCTTGGACTTACTAAACTATTTCGTAATATCCATTGGCCGTTTGAATACTCATAAATGTCAACACCACCTTGTCTAGAATATCCTTTATTTGCTAAAAATAATTCTCCTCCAAGTGGGTTTGCTTGTGGTAATTCAACTGGTTTCCAATCTTCGCTTGAAAGATCAATACTACTTCCATCACCAAATACTCTTACTTTTGCTTCATATAATTTTCCAGCATACAATACAGTATCACCTGGTTCGTAGTTAGCATCTGGATCAAATTTTTCTTGATAGTTGCTTGGAATATAACTTGCTTTTGGTGATCCAACAACTAACCAACGCCCATCTTTACTTGCTGTAAGTACTTCAGCATACGCACCTAAGTAAGCAGATTGTAATCCGCTTTTTGGCGTAAGAATTTGTAAAGGTATTAAACCTGATTCTCCGTCTGAATAAACAACTACAGCTGAGTCTCTAATGACGTCGCCAGTGGTGACCGGCGCACCGGGGTTACCTACAATAGTTTGATTTAATTCAGGAACAAACGACACAGCACTACCAGTTCCGGTTGGAAAAGCAATACCGTATTCTGAAATTTGTGTTACTTTATATTGTTTGTTTCTTTCTACTACTTCCCAATTTCCGTTATCTTCATTTTTATCAATAAAAACTTTAGAACCGACTGGTAGTTTAGCAAAACCTTTGTTTACTAGTTCTTCGTAAGATGCTACTCGTACACTTTCAAAATAACTTATAAAAGAAAATGAGCTTTCGTCAACTTCTGGTTCTTCTCTAAATCCTGTAATAGCAATTATAATATCTGTAAGTGTTACGCCAGCAATTTGGAAAAATCCGTTTAGTCCCTGGACCCCAGTTATTCCAACAATTTGTCCTACTTTAAAGTCATGTACTCTATTACATTTTAAAACCAATCTATCAACATCTGGTGCTTCAACATCATATATTGAAACGTTACTAATAACATATCTATAAACATTCCACGATCCTGGCTCAAATGTTGTCCAGACGTTGTCACCATGTTTAAAATTATCAAACGGAACAGTATTATCTAAAAGTTCGGTTAATTCATTTCTTATAAACTGTACATCACTTGAAAATATGTAACCTGCTGAATTAACAGGAACCTCAAACCTTTTGGTAGGGAATTTAAAACTTGTATTTGCTAATTGATAATCATTATCATTTAATAAAATATAGTTTTGAAAATCGACTACACTAAATTCGCTACCATTTAATAAAACTGGTTGCGGATTTAATTTAAAGTCACTTACTTTTAAATCAAACTCAACTTCGTTAATTTGATCTGTGCCGCCAATTGAACCTAATCTAAATGCCCATTCTTCGTCTAGCACTATTTTATCATCGTCAATTTCGCTGACTTTATCAAAAACTTTTTTAATTGCGTTATTGGAGCCTTTTTCTCTACTAAAGCCTTGATACAACTTAAATTGTGATACTGTATCTTCAGCAATTTCCTGTAGATATTCTCTAGGTTGAAAACCTACTGTATGTCTTGCTAGTTCTTTTTGCTTTGAATCTATTCCTTCAATGCTGGTTTCGTAATAATCTTCAATTTGACTTATTCTATAATCAAAGTTTGGAACCAAACCTGACTCAGGAAGGTTATCTAATAGATCCCAATATGATCTATCAAATTTGTCTGTACCCTTTTGAAACTTTTTACTTACATAATAAAATTCTTTAAATTGTACAATGTCACCAATTTTGTAATCTGTAAATTTTTTCCAAGAGCTAATGTTTACTCTATCAAATATAAATCCTGGAGAAGTATAGTTACCATCCCAATCGACGGTTCTAAATCCTTTGCTCTTAATTCTTTCTTGTCTATAACCAGGTCCTTTATCAAAAAGAACATCATTAAAAACAGTCTTGTCATCAAAAATAGTAACGTGTTCTTTTTGTATATAATTAATTTCAGCAAAATATATTCCTTGAGTATTATCCTGCGGAGAAATTAGTAATTCATTAATTCCTCTATATACATCAATATCAGTAGCATCTATTTTTGTGCCGTCAGCTTTTAAAATATTATAATCATAAAAACTATCAAGAATGTTGTCTGCTACAGAACCAATATTTTGGAATCGCAATAAAGTTGCTCCAGGACTTACTGAAAGTATACTTCCTACTGCCCAGTTATGTGTAGTCCAGAAAAGAAACTCTTTGACTGATGTTTCCCAATTTTGTACAACACCAAGTTCTTCATTATATTGATCAAAAACCATCCCTTGGGAATTAAGGAAAGCTCCATAACCTAATAAGAAATCAACAACTTCTTGTATATTTCCAAATACATGATCATAATTTAAAGTAAGAGTATCGACTTCATTGAACTTTGTTCTCTTGATTGCTCTTGCTCCGCCGGTAATTGGAACATTGTCTATTGCTGTCCAAAAATTAGCTTCAAATATTTCTCCAGACGTATGTGCTTGTATTGCTCTAAAAAATTGATTTTGATTTCTTACTAACGTTCCTTTTGAATAAAAAGATTCAGCACTCCAATCAACAAAGCCTTCACTTACACCGCCGACATCTAATACAGGATCATTTTGCTGAGCAAAGAAACTAAAGTAATTAAAAATCGAATTTAATTGATCGTAACCGCTTACTTTATAGCCGCCAGCAACTCTTTCAATTAACACACCGCTGTATCTTGTTGTAAACTGAGGAGAACTAGAATTAAAGAATATTTCATAGTTTTCTGTTGGAACAAAAATACCAGTTTGTGTACTTTGAGGATTTTTACTATCTAAAAGATATTGCTGTTGAGCTTTATCAACAAACCCTTTCATTCTTGTGCTTAATTGAATGTCTAAGTTTTCGTACAAATCAATTATATCTTGTTTTGTTTTAGCGTTTGATTTTAGATAGTTTACAACAAAGCAAACCAATCCATCTGATCTAGAAGTAGAATTTACAGCCCTGATAATATCATCATTTGTTAAAAAAGTATTTGTAGTTTTACTAACAAGTTGTCCTACATTGTTTTTCTTAAAAATATTTCTATCTAGGTTTAAACTAATAGTTTCGAAAGGTCTCAACAAACATGCCGCAATTATTTGAGCATAAGGATAAACACTGCTACGTCTCCACGCATGTTCAACCGGAGATATATCTCCAAATGAAAAGTCTGCTGTATAATCAGTTGAATAATCAATAATACTGTCTGATTCTAAAGGAGTTAATAAATTACCATCTTTATCAACAGGCAAAAATTCTAATAATCTCGGACGAATATATCTTTTATGGGTTCCTGCTCTTTCGCCATGTCTAATAATGCCGTCTCTAAGATCTTCCCACAATAATAAATTATTTGAAGTATATGGTGCTTGACCATACTCATCTTCCCACCAACTTGGTTTTTCTGTAAAACCTAACATCTCCCAAGGCGCGGTATGAGGAGTTTGGGTATCATAAAGATATTGATAAATGCCTCTCCAGTGTGCGGGCATTTTTTGTTCTCTTAAAATATCTAAATTTTGATTATATGTCCAAGTAAATTGATTTTCAGGATCATGATAAGCATTTTCATAGATATCAATATTTTTTACTAGAGGCCATCTCAAAAACTCTAGCTCTAAGATATCATCTACTTGCTTTTTAGTAAATGTTCCTGTGTTTTCGTATCCGCCAAATAAACTGTCAATATCTAAAATTTCAGGATTATATTTTTGTTTAATATTATTATAAATTCTTTTTTCAAACTCTAGTACTAACTCATCTCTAAAATCATCATAAGCAACAGTTAAACTACCATCGTGTCCTCTGATTAATTTTTGAGGTTTAGCAAACGTATTGTCAACAAAAATTCTTGGAACCCAAGATTTTGTTAATCCTAAACTTGTTGGTGTTTCAGGAATAAATGTAAATGACGTTGAATAAAATTCTTTAATTTCTAACAGTTCGCCTTCATTTAAATCTCTAGTAATTCTAACAAAACTAAACTCGCTGTCAAAAACATAATCTACACCGTGTACTAATTGTACATTATCTATATAAAGGTATACTGCTTTAGTCGACGCTGTTTCTAAATCAAACTTTTCAGTTAGAGAAAATGTTTTAATTCCAGTATCTTCGACAGTATACTTTGTCGTTTTATTTGCTCCGCTACCAATCATATCACTATTAGAATATGGATTAGTTTCAGGCTTTACTCCGCTAATTTTAGAAATTATTGTATCTAAGAAAGAAACTACATTCTCTCCGTCAAATGGCAATGTTATTGATAATTTTAAGATATTACTTTTATAATTTTCATATTCTCTTGCTGCATATCTTAATGACTTAACAATATTAATATTTTTATCACACAATAACGGTAACGAAGTTGCCGCAACAGAAATATATTTTAAGAATCGCTGTCCTCTATGTTGATAACCTGCTAGATCTCTAAGATTGCTTTCACCTGGAAACTTCCCTGAAAACTCATCAGTGTAATCGACCATTGATCTTAAATGATCAGTTGCTTGTCCTAGTGTAAAAGAATTAAGTTCTTGATTTAAGGGATTTCTTTCTAGATTTTTAGGAAATTCATAAAATCCTAAATTAGGTTCATCATCCGAAAATACTTTAAGAGTTACAGTATCCCCTGCTGAAAAATCTATAGTATCAAAA